GTTTAGAAGCAGCACAACGATCAATTGCTACACTACATGCAATGAAAGAGTTTCAAGAAAACTTCTTTGATAATGGAGCTGTATTTGGTTTAGTATTAACTTCAGAAAATACGCTTTCACAAGTTGCTAAAGAAAAAACAATACAATACTGGTTACAAAAGTACTCAACTAAACAAGGCGGCAAGCGTCCAGTTATTTTGGATAGTGGCTTGAAACCTGCAAATGTATCGAATCAAAACTTCAAAGACATGGATTTTGATCAATCAATTAAAACACACAACGAACTAATTATGCAGTGTATCGGCATCCCACCTATTTTATTAGCTGGTGGAAATAATGCTAACATTTCGCCTAATCTAAGATTATTTTATTTAGAAACAGTAATGCCAGTTGTTCGCAAGTTTACATCAAGCTTAGAGCGATACTATGGATACGACATTGAAGCAGTTACTAGTTCAGTGTCAGCAATGCAACCAGAATTAAAAGATATTGCTGCTTATCATTCGACACTAGTCAATGCAGGCATCATTACAGCTAATGAAGCAAGAAAAGAATTACGTTATGATCCAATTACTGGTAATGACGAAATAAGAATACCCGCCAATATTGCGGGTTCGGCTGCTGATCCGTCGAAAGGTGGTAGGCCCACAGATAATCAGCAATAAAGGGGTAATATGGTAGATAAAAGTAAAGTACTGTTTTTAAACAGTTCATTTATCAAGAGCGATACCACCGACGAAAAGACAACTAGTATAACAATAGAAGGGTACGCAAGTACCGACGACATTGATAGACAAGGCGACATTGTCCCAGCAAGTGTATGGAAAAAGGGTATACAAAATTATTTGAAGAATCCAGTAATTTTGGCATATCATGACCATAGCGAGCCAGTTGGTAGGATGGTAGATCACAGAGTTGACAGCAAGGGATTATGGGTTAAAGCCAGAATTTCTTCAGCTGCTGGCGAAGTGTTTGATCTTGTAAAAGATGGCATCTTAACGGCATTTAGTATCGGCTTCCGAATCGTAGATGCGGAATATGATGCAGCCAAAGAGTTGTTTGTGGTAAAAGAGCTAGAACTGCACGAAATTTCAGTAGTGTCAGTACCAGCTAATCAAAATACACTATTTAGTCTTTCTAAGGCGTTTGATACAGCCGAAGAATTTAAATCTTTCAAAATGCAGTTTGCACCCGACAGCGATTCAGCTAAAGGGCTAGAATCCTCAACGGAAGCAATCGGCGAAATTAAAAAGGAATGGGAAATGGATCCTAAACAATTAGAACAAATGTTGGCTGATGCAGCTAACAAAGCGGCTGAGCTCACTGCTAAAGCCATCGCCGATACACAGGCAAAAGCATTGGCCGAAAAAGCCGCTGCTGATAAATCAGAAGCCGAATTAGATGCACGCGTTAAAGCCGCTGTTGCCTCTATCTCTACTGGTGACACAGGTGCTGAGCGCTTGATGGCTGAAGTTGAGAAGCGTTTAGCTACTGCTGAAGAGTCAAGCAAATCAGTTATCGCTGGTTTAGAAGCTTCTTTGAAAGAAAAAGCTGCTGAAATCGAAGCAATCACAAAATCAAAAATGTCTTTCCAAGACAGCAAAGACGGTATGTCTTACGCTGACAAAGAAAAGGCCGTTATGTTGTCCAAAATGGCTGGCAAGTCAATTGACAGTACACGCCTTGGTCGCGACTTAGTGCAAAAATACGGTGCTCACGTGCCTTCAGCTACATGGGAACTCGAAGTTTCTTTGAACCTAGAATCTGAAGTTCGTCGTCGCTTAGTTGTTGCTCCTATTTTCCGCAACATCGCTATGCAAACCAACGTGATGACAATCCCAGTGAATCCAGAAGCAGGTACTGCTACTTGGGTTACTAACTCTGAGTTTGGCGCTGTTCCTGCTACCCTTGGTGCAGCTGGTGCTTCTGCTGGTGGGAACGCTACTCACACCCTCAAAGAAATCACTTTGAACGCATACAAACTTGCTACAAACGAGTATACAGCGTACGAAGAAGAAGAAGATTCTTTGTTGGCTTTGATGCCAATCATTCGTGATGGTATGGTTCGTCGTGTTGCTCGCGCCGTTGACAAGGCTTTCTTGTTAGGTGCTGGTTCCGGTTCTGATCCTGTTAAAGGATTGTCAATCTGGGCTGCTAACACTACTGCCACTGGTAACACTGTTGCTGCTGGTTTGAACGTTGCTAAGTTGCGCACATTGCGTCAAGGTTTGGGTGCTTGGGGTCTGGATCCCGCAGAAGTAATTTATATCGTTAATACCGATGTATATTACCAATTGCTGGAAGACACAACCTTCCAAACAATGAATCAAGTTGGTTCACAAGCTACACTGTTAACCGGTCAAATCGGTCAAATCGGTGGAAGCCCAGTGTTGGTTTCTGCAGAGTTTGCTTCCCCAGGTACTGGTGTTGCAGGAGCTATTGCTGTTAACCCAGGTAACTTTATCGTTGGTAACCAACGCGGTCTCCGCATTGATACCCAAGAATTAGTTGAAACACAGCGTCGCGTTATGGTGGCTAGCCTCCGTACCGGTATGACACGTGTTACTACTAACTTAGGTAACGCTGTTACAGCACACAAGTACACAGCTTCTTAATTAGCTGAGTATAAGTTAACAAGACCCTTCGGGGTCTTGTTTTATAAAGGTATTCGGTGCCTTTATAAAACAAGCGAGGTATTTATGGCAACAAATTTAGTAACAAAAGCAGAATACAAAGCTTACATGGGAATTACTAGCACAAACTCTGATGCAGAAATCGATTTCTTAATACCCAAAGTTAGCGAATTAGTAAAAACATATTGTCGTCGTACCTTTGTAGATTTCTACGACGAGGCCAAAATAGAAGTATTTGATGGTGGCTTTAAAAAGATCATCTTAAAAGAAACTCCAGTAGTTACGGTTAATTCAGTAGGCTATAGCGCAGATTATGGTAAGACTTATACTAGTCTTGTAAAGTTTACGGATTGGGTTCCTCGTGAAGATTACGTTCTTAGCTTAAGTCCTAGCGGCTTTCCAGAACAAATCAATGGTTACAAAGTAGTTTATTTTGCAGGATACGAAGCAGTACCCGCAGACTTAAAATTAGCTGTACTAGATTTAATTGAATACTATTCAAGAAATAATGGAGTTGTACACACTAGCCGTGATTTAAATCCTGGTACTACTCAAATTAATTATGTAGCCACCAGTAATTTTCCAGCTGCAATTAAACGTGTTTTAGATCAGTACATGGCGGACTTTACATAATGGCAGCAAAACAGGTAACTTTAGACGATCTAATACACAGTCTAGATCCAGAAATAAAAGCCCTGTTAAAAGAAGATACTAGAAAAGTGCTCGATAAGAGGCCTACTATTCTTGACATAAGCTATAAAAGCTTATTAGTAAATAATAAGGGTAAGGTAGAAGATTTTAAAGTTTTTCACTCAGTGCTATTAAAAGTAGTTAGGGAAAAAGCCACAAGGATATATTCAAGTATTGAAGAAATTCCAAGAGGTTATTTTCAAGGATCTACACCTTATCTAGTATATATTAACGGTGGGCCTGATAAGCAGTTTTTAATTGCTAAGTCTGTAGACCCTATTAGAACATTTATAACAGACAAAATATCAAAAGATCCAAGGTTAGTCGATAGCATATTTGGATTACGTAAAGAAATTGAGATAATTACTAGAAAAGGTATCCCTACAGGAGATGAGAAAGTCAAGTTTGTTAGTAAAGCAGACATAGGACATGTAGCAACTGAAGGCGAGCTAGCCCCCATTGCTATTTCTCCGTTAGCATATAAACTATATGGCTTAATAGAATATGGTGAATTGACTGGAAGCCCTGTAACTAAGTATGCTACAGATGCATTAAATAAATTGTACTCGTTACAAGCAGATATAGAATATAATTTTAAAAATAATGCGCCACAAGTAATACAAGCAGGAGAAAAAACCTTAGGGGATCTTTTTGTTGTTGTAACACTACATACTTCTGAATTAAATCAACAATTTTCTGACGAAGAAAAGAAGATATTTATTGACCTAAGAAGAAAAATTGCTCTACTGGCGAATAAAGCACTTAGAGATAAGTTTTTACTGCATAATATTGCAGGCTCTAATACTGTAGCACAAGACATTGAACAAGCCTTAGTAAGTATATTAAAAACTGGTAAATCTAAGTTAGCTAAACACTCTCCTAATAAAGGAAAGTCTAAAAAAGAGCAAATAAACTCTGACAAAAAAGCCAATACTACTGGAAAAATATCAACTAAAGTAACTGGTGCTAAAGGTGCAACAACACCTATTCCAAGTTTACTGAATATTACTAGCCTTATAAATAGTCAATTACAAGACGTAATTAGTGCAAATATGGGTGACGGTAGTAGCAAGAATATTTTAAACTATCGTACTGGTAGATTTGCAAGTACGGTTAAAGTAGAAAATATGACTATGAGCAGAGAAGGAATGATTACAGCTTTTTATTCGTATATGAAAAACCCTTATGCAACTTTTAGTACAGGCGGAAGACAGTCCGTGCCAAAGAGTAGAGATCCTAAGTTACTAATCTCTAAGTCAATAAGAGACATTGCAGAACAAGTAG